TTTCTTCAACCATCTTTATTTCATTTACCTCAATCTCACGAGTTAGAATACTGTTAACTCCTGTAAGAGTTTCAGACTCAACGGGTTCTGCTTCTAGACTTGCAACATAGATCTGATCGAACCTAGCCGTTCTACCCATTTATACTTTAGTTTCCGAATAAAATTCCAGCCAAACCATCCTTAATCCTGAGAACGTTGTAGTTCACGGCAAATACATAGATATCATTTTGGTCTGCTCTAAGGTTACCCTTTTCCACACCCCTCAATATGAGTTTTGCATTATCGAGTCTACTGAAGTTACAACTCCCTGACGGGTTATAGTCTGATGCATTTAGACCAAAGTGGTATACGAAATATCTCGTGTACATAAGATCTTCAGAATCAACCCTATAATCCGAGATACCATATTTAGATTTGTAATAGTTTTGGACTGTGTGAAAATAAGTGGGTGTCATGTTTTCGAGTAGAGGTGTTCCATTAATATGAATGTCTGCATTTTTGAATGTAAAACGGTCGTTCGTTGGATCGTTGTTAGTCGCACTGTACCCAAAGAAGATAGATTTAACTGGGTGATTGAAGTATGATATGTCTAAATCGTTGTATCCACCAGATTCTATCTGATTGTTGAAAACGTTAGATAGAGGGTATTCCACTTTTTGTGTTTGTGTAATCACAAAGTCCATCTGTCTCTTCACCATGGACTCTCTTTCATCTTTATCTAGATATACATAGTTTGCATAGACATTGATACGTTTTTGTGTTTCACTATAGCCATCTAAACTACTCGGATCAAAATTTATTTTAACTTCAACTTGATGATGTGCCAATGATACTAAGGGGAGGAATGCTCCGTGGTCACAGAAAAAGAAATGGAGGGGTTGAAAGTTTCTATGTGAGATACTTGTCTTGTTCGTGAGTTCTTGAGACTTTGTATATGTATCAGCGAGATAGTTGGGCCATATATCCGCGTAATAGTCATAGTGTTGAGAATCTATTTTCTGACCTCCTATAAATAGATCAATCGTAGAGTTGTAGAGAAGATTTGAGGATACATTAGAGTTCTTATCAACCCCCTCAAACCATAAACAATTCACGAGATCACCTAAAACCGGAACAGTAAAAACAGGATCTTTATCTGTAACAGTCTTGATGAACTTTGGGGCTTGAGAAAAGTTTGTATGTCTCGTAAACTTCATACGAAAGAAAGAATGTCCCTCTTCGCTATTGAGATATACGTCTTGTACACCCCTTGACACAAGTTGTATTAATGCACCAGACATTTAATTATTGTTTAGATTATAAAAACAGACACTTTCCCTGAGGGAAGTCTTGCTTCTTTTCCTCTGCGCCTTTACCGTGGATTTTGAAACCACCTTGGCGGTAGATTTTCATCCGTTTGTAATACATAGCTGTGAAGAGGGACCATGGATCGTGAATGTCATAAATATGAGGATTATTCTTCTTACCCTTCGTCTCTCTCATGATACGACCAATACTTTGGGTAATATCAGACTTGGGTGAAGCTAAAATAACTGTATCTAGGGTTGGGATGTCTAGACCCTCATGTGCCTGTGAGAACGTCGCAAAGATGATCTTCTTCTTTGAAGATGCCTGGAGGTCAGCCTCCTTCATACCACCCATGTAGAGACCAGAAGTCTTTGGGAAACACTGATGGAGCATCTCACAGTGCTGTCTACGATCACTTAGAACGAGGAGCTGTCTCGTACCAGCTGAAGCTTTCTTTACAAGTTCAACGAGCATTTGGTTCCTCTTCCTATCTTCAACCACTTCTGTGATCATGTTGGGCATTGAGATCTTTCCATTTCTCATAGAAGGTGGGGGATTCCTATAATTGAAGGATTCATACGTAACAGGGAACACTTCCACTTGTTCCTGATTCTTTCTCTCAACTGCAAAGAAAGTGGGTCCCATAAACCAGTGAAGTACCTTCGTTAGACCATCCTTCCTCTCCGGAGTCGCTGAGAGACCGTATATGTGCTTAGGACACATCTTGAAGAGACTTTGACTGAAAACCTTCGCACAGATATGATGGGCTTCATCCACGATTAGAGTTCCCACTGAATCAAAATCACTGAAGGAGTATTCTTTGAGGGAGAGGGACTGGAGCATAGCAATGACAAAGTCACAATTTACCTCTTTCTTGTCTTGTTGAACGATTCCAATTGTAGCACCTGGACAAAATTGTTGGATACGTTCCCTCCATTGGTCTGCGAGGAACTGTTTATGAACAACAATCATTGTACGATACCCCAACTTACAAGCTATGGCCAGGGATACCGTCGTTTTACCGTAGCCACATGGTAGAGAAAGGACACCATGCCCTGCTTCAATTGCTGCTGCCAATGCTTCATTCTGATGGGTTGCATCTCTGAGCTGTCCAACAAATTTGGCTCTAGACCGAGCTGGCTCTGGTCTCTTATCTTGCGTAGGCTCTCCAAGTTTAGCAGTTCCGTAGAATCTTGGAACGCACACTCCATTCTTAGCTGCTCTAAAAACTTTGAAAGGTGGGGGAGGAAATCCATAGTCCCCGTTGACCTGTGGTCTTACGGTAAGTTCTTTTTTAATTTCCTGTAAAGGACCCTCGCTCACAAGGTATCCAGTTCTAGTGAGCATACTTAATTAAAGACTTGAAACTTTAAATGAGTAAATGCCCGTCGTAGACATTGAAGAAAATATTAAGGAGATTCGTGCTAGTCTAGCTAAGCTTAGTCAAGAGATGGCTCAACTCCAGGGTGCGCTTAGAATTTTCGAAGATTTTAAACGAGGTGGTCTCAAAACTGTTGATTTACCACTTGACCTCAATACTGATCACATTACCAGTGATTTTGTAAGTATCCAAGAGAAACCTGAGTAATTTCCAACATTCCAAACACCTTTGAAGTCTATTTCGACTTCAATTTCATCATCCTTTATAAGAGACTGCACCGGTCGCCCTTTGACTTCACACATCACTCTCCTATATCGGAACGGAACTTTCACTGTCAATACACGACCATCTAAGGGGTCATCTAAGTGTTGATTTTTTACCAACCAGGCTTTGTTGAGTTGCACACGTCTTACGATTTCAGCACAATTTTCAGGAATGACCAAACGAATGTATTTCTTATCGTTGTGGTCATACATGGGTGTATGGACTTTTGCTAGAAACTTCATATGTTTCTGTTACGATATACGAGAATTAAAACTATAAGCACTAAAAGCGTCATTGACACAACTTGTGTGAGGAGAAGAGGGTTCAATGGTTCCCGAGTTCCAAAGCATTTGTGACTGAGAGCCCGAGACACCTCCACAGCTGCCTCAATACTGGAATATGGTGTGTTTCTTGGTGACATCATACCACACATCGCTACGTTGGGGCACTTACCAAAGAAGGGAAGTTGCCCATAGAGGCTTAGGACCCCCGAAGATTGGGAGAATTGCCAACGTTCCCCATCCCAATTTGCACCCCAACCGAACCTCATCTCCCTAGGTAAAGGTACGTCTAGTTCACCGAGTATGAGGGTCCTCAACTCTTCTGGTGGTGTCGTGAGAATATCTTCTGTTAGATCGCAAATGACACATGAAACTGTCTTATCATCCGAAAGAACAACTGGTTGGAGGTTTAATTTTGTTGTCGCGGCAATTTCCAAATCATCCTTAAGTTCTATGGGTTCATCAAAGTCTAACAAAAGATTTATACAGCCGTAGGTACTCTCACGAACCTTCTTTTCAGCCTCGGGACCCCAATTGTCCCCCAAAAGTTTTAGGGCTGGACTGTTGTCCAAACATAAGAATAACATCCCATCACCAATTGTAGTCCTGTCTGAAAACTCGGCTGTGTATCCATCCTCCATATACTCAACACTCGTCAACTCCTTTTCAAACTCAAACTCCACCCCAACATCTTCTAAAGCTTTCTGCATCGCGTCACACATGACCTTACCAGAGACCCTTTGTGTATACTGCTTGGAAAGAGCCACGTGATCAAAACTTCTCACAAACTCCCAAGCAGACATAACATCCCAAGTGACACCATCCATGATAAGGGGGAGGTGCTCCAATAGGCGCTGCCCACCCCCACTCAATGGACCTAGAGCTTCTTTGAGGGAGATACCTTTGTACTTTTGGGGTTTGGTGAGTACCCTAGCAGATAGGGATGTCAGAGCTCCATAGTCTTTTAGGGACAACGAACGAAATAAGAATCCGTAGATATCTTTTTGAACGGGTTCAAATATATCCTCCCACCTAATACCCATTTCCCCAAAGAGACTTTGGGTGTTGACAAACGCTTTGTCAAACACTATACGATGTGCATGAAGATCCCTCACTTCTTCAGTTGGTTCCCACCACGATCCACCCGCTGAAGACTTCCTATCATAGATTGTAATATCGTGGTCACCTGACCTGAGTATTTCCCAAGCGAGGGACATCCCAGTTGGACCAGCTCCTACTATATGAACTTTCATTCTACTTTTAGCCGATATATAATTTTTCGTGAGTGAACGTGTAAAAGACTATGAGGGCTAGGGTTAACCATAATTGTGTATTCATGAAGTTCATACCTCTATAGATGACAAACATGACAAGGAAGAGATGCATCGGAATGGTCTCCCTTCCATACTTGAGGTAAAACCCAGCCGTCGCTGCACCAGTCATGATGAGGGCACCCACAAAACTTGTCATACTGGGTTTGTAAAGAAACCACGAGACAAAGAGGAGTGCTACATAGGAAATGAAGATGGACCTCCTTCCAAACTCTGTCAAACTTTCAACGATTCTAGGTTTTTCACCTTTGATGAGTCGTGTTTCCCAATGTGGGCCTAGGATGAGATAAGACAAATACAAAATTATGAAGGTTTGCCACATTTAAATTAGGTTTAGATCATTTTTCTCACAGCATTTGGAACCATTTGTTTAACGACAGTTGGACTAGCCTCAGAGAGGAGTTCGAGAACACCCAAAATGAGAACAGATTGCTGAACCATGACTACCATCTTAGCCATAGGGCTAATGGGGTAGATGTCACCAAAACCAACTGTAGACTGAACAGTGAAGGCAAAGTAGAGATGATCCAAGAAGCTGGATTCCTTGTCCAATCCATTAAATTGCTCACCACCCGCCTTGGAGATGGTAAAGTACATGAGTGTAAAAAGTAGGATAGCCACAAAATTGAGACTCAGAGTTTTCGTAAGTGCCATTTATAGTTTGGAAATATTTTAAATGAAACCCTGAGTCTTGCGCTCCTCTGGAGTCTTTATGGCATACATCACAACGAGGAATATCATGGTTGATATGAGGGCATACTCAATATCTTGGGTCGCACTGAACGCGATAGCCATGAGAGACGCAAACTTGAATATTTTATTGTTAAATAAGACTCTGAGATTTTCAGGGATTTTGATGGCGTTACCAGAGAACAAACCTTGATACAAGATGATTAGGGTAAAAAGGATTGGTTGACTCTTGATAGTCTTCTCGGTTTGATTACTCAAGGGACCTAGAAAACTTGAAAGCTTATTCATTAAAGTAAGTTAAGATAAAAAATAAAAAATATGGGTAAGGTAGGATGTTATGTATAGCACAACATAGCCCGGTTGTACCAGTCAATCGGAAAGTCAAAACGTGGAAGTTTGCCGCTAAATTTTTATGGAAAAACTCCACTGTACAAAACAAATCTGAACTTGGTAGATGGACAAAGGGAGAACTCCTCGAACTTGGTCCAACGTTTGTAAAATTAGGTCAAATCGCTTCCACGAGAGCGGATCTCTACCCACCTGAATTTACAAGAGAATTGGAATCGCTTCAGGATAATGTTCCTCCCGTGGAGTTTGATACCGGTGTAGACTATGATATTTTCAAAGAATTTGACCCTGTACCATTT